AATCCTTTAAATACTCGTATTGATTGGTCGTGCCGATAAACACACACTGGCGTGGGTGATCCTTGGATACGCGGTCGTAGGGCGCGCGGTAGCTGTCAGTTGAGGATGAAATGAAGGCCTTTGTGCGGGTCGATTCCGAGCGATTGAATGACTCCAGCTCGGCCAGCTCATAAGCCCACTTACCGCGCAGACCGATAAATGAATCCTTGTCGCCCATCACGAAGGTGGTATCTGAAAACCACTCGCCGGCCAGCGCCTTAGCGATGGTGCTCTTACCTTCGCCCTGCAAGCCTTCCAGAATCAGAGCCGTATCCATCTTGCAGCCTGGGCGATAGATACGCGCCACCATGCCGATCAGGAACAGCCTGCCTATAAGAGACGAGTAAGGTGTCTTTGCGACCCCCGCATAATCCGTCAGCCAATCATCAAGGCGCGGCGTACCGTCCCACGGCAACCCCTCCAGCCACTCGCGCACGGGGTGGTAGGCATTGGCCTTAGCTGTCGCCCGCACGCCCTCAGAAATCACGCCAGAAGACTTGATAAACAGCCGGAATGCTTGCGCCATCCACAGCCCAAGCTTGAAGTCCTGATCTTCGTCCCACACCTCTCCCGCCTTTTGGCCGAGCGGCGTGTCCTTCCTGATGCGAATCACATTCGCAAAATCATCCATCGCCAGACAACCCTGCCACGCAGGAAAGTGCTGCAGAATCTGAAACACATTCTCGCGGCACTCACGCAGGCGACCGGCTTTCCAGAAGCATTGCTTGCGCCAGATTGGCTCATCATCATCCTCTGCGCCAGCGGCATTTGCGGTAGAAATGCTTTTCTCAGCTTCCGGCAAAGCTGCAGGCGGGCGCATATTGTTTAGGACGAATCCCTTAATCTCATCTGCCGTCCAGCCGTCTGCGATCGCGTCCGCAACATCCCACCCATCCGGCTTCTCGCCAGGTGCAGGAATCTGCACAAGACGAACAATGCAGCCGCGCGCCTGCAACTTCGCGGCGATCTTCTCAGCTGTAGAGATGCCCGGCTGCTTCTGTTCAGGCAAGAGCGGCTTACTGTCCTTTGAAACATTCGCGGCCTGCTCTTCCTTCGTCAGCTTCTCCCGCTGCGCATCACAGTCCGGCCAGATGACGACCTTGTCGCCCTCTTCGAAACGCGACCAATCAACCTTCTCGATGGCTTTGCCTCCGCCCGGCCACGACACCACATCAAATTGGTCGGCCACCAGCGCATGCGCGGCATCTGAACACTTCTCGCCCTCGACGATCAGCTTGGTCACGCCTTCGCGCAGTGCAATGCCAGGGACATACAGCGGTCGCGGCTCGGCGAACTGGATGTTGCGCCATTCCTGCGCGCCCGTTACCGAGTGCCGGCAGAACGTGAAAGGCACGATCTCCTTACCGCCCGATGAATTGATGAAGCGCCAGATGTACCCGAGCAGCCTCCCCTCAGCATCGTAATAGGCCCATGTGCGCTCAGGCTTGCCTCGCTTGATATGAGCCAGCGGAACTGGCGGCGCAGCATCTGGAACAGGAGAAATCGGAACCCAATTTGGTTCTTTTTCGGGCTCCTTTGCGGCCGCCGTCGAAGGAGCTTCTACCCCTTGACTCGCTTGCGCGGGCGCTGGTTTTTTAGAGCGCTCGATATGAATCCCGACCTGCGAAGCGACCTCGATAGCCGCGTCGAGCGGCTCTAGGTTATTAATATACCCATAAAGGCTTATAAGGTCGCCGCCCTTGGCGGCGTTATCTGCGTCTGCGAAATCAGCCCAACGGCCATTGGTCAGGTTGATGGAGAAACTGCCTACCCTTTGATCGGCGCGATTCGGGTTCAGTGCCTTGTACTCGTGCCCCTCGCGCTTGCCACCCGGTAGCCATGCACCGAGAAGATTCTCGATACGATCGAGCGCCGCCGAAGCGATCTGCTTGAAGTCGACGCGGTCAGCCATTACTTAACCAACCCCGCCTTCTTCGCAGCCAGATGCTGCGCATGGTATTGCTCGCGCGTCTCGACGATCTTCTCCATCGCCTCGTTGCAGGCATTCTCGATACGCTTCCACTCCTTGGAATTGATCATCTGTCCATCGGCCTTGCTCGGGTCGGTCGCATCGGAGAGCTCCTTGGCGATCACCGAGACCTCTTCCATCAGAACGCTGACCTGCCTCAGCCCATCGGTTGAGCCCCCACGCAATGCTCTCGGAATTGGAATAGCCAGGTGGTCGTGGATATGGCAGAACACTAGGATCGGATGATCCCAGTCGGAAACATCCCGGCTACGGAGAAAATTCAGGATCTCGTCCACCTCATCCGGAGACAAGGGATAGCCCTTTTCGCCGCGCAACTTGGCATACAAGGTAGACCGCTTTACATCCATATCCTTGGCGAGCTGATCGATGCCACCCGGATACCGCTTAGCCGCGCCATACAAAGCCCCTAATGGCGTGGACTGATCAACCGGTAACGTCACAATAAATTTCCTCTCCGATTACTGTTTTTCTTCTCGTTGCCACCCTGTAACTTTCGTCACATGGGGAGCGGCACACCTGCCGCTCTGAAAAAGGTGGAGATCCACGACCGTGCTAGACTTTGAATTCCCCAACCCAAAATCCAAACCCGAAAGGAACCCCCAATGCCAACTGCCGTGCAGGGCGACAACTTCGTCCACACCTGCCAATACTGCGGACACCCACAAACCGAGCGCCGCGACAAAAACCTGCCCTTCATGTTCAACGGCTACCGCTGCAGCAGATGCGGCCGACCGCTGGACGATCTCGACTACGAATTACTTATCAATCAATCCACAACTCACGAAAAGGGAGCGCCATGAGCAAAGCTCACTGAGTAGGGCCAGCGCATCACGCGGCCTCCTGAAGTTTGCCGAACACATCAGACCGCAGGTCATGCGGCATGCCGTCGGATGGATGTGGGTAAATATCAGGACGGAGATCGTGCGGGGATACTTTCCATTGCGCCTCCTCGCATATCGCCAGGACGTGTTCTGGCGGGATTACGCCAACTTTTTCCCACTTGTAAACAGCTTGCACACTGATACCGCACACATCTGCAACGCGGCGCACTTTTAATCCTTTGGTAATTTCTTCGATTTCCATGGAAACTATTAAACCACAGTTTATTATCTCAATGCAACCCCAGTTTAATAGCTTACGGTTAACATCCTCAACTATGAGTACATTGGCTAAAAGAGTTACAGAAGCAATAAAGGAATCTGGCGTTGATGTGACTGCGGTAGCAAAAGCATGCGGAATCAGCGTGCAGGCGGTCTACAAATGGATGAACGGGATGTCAAAGACTATTGCCGGAGAGCCGCTTGTCGAATTAGCGCGACTCACTAACTATGAGGCACGCTGGATCATCAGCGGCAAGGGCGAAAAGAGAAAAGACCCAAAAGCTGTTGTTGTTTATCAGGCCATGCAAAACATGCCGGAGTACAAAAAAGACGTGCTGGTACAAACGAGCACTGCGCTTGCTGAACAGCCAAAACCGAACCACAACGGCACGCAATAATGTGATCCAACTGCAAATACAACTAAAGTTCGATTTCGATTAAATAGGAGGTGCGAAATAGATGAAGCTATGGATTATAAAATTCGCCCGATTTATTTTTCGCGCGTGGGCCATATTTATGGCTTTCGGCGCAGTTGTGGGAATTTTTCAAGGTGAATTTGCAATGGCGGCCGCCCTTATTTTCAGTTCCATCTTGGCTTGGGTAGTAACCGCCAAGGTTCCTCAGGAGACTCAAGATCAGCCCAGCAAAAGACGACAAAACGGCAAGAATATCAAAGTCGATTGCAGTCTCCATATCACGTACGAGGATGGCGAAGGCGCAGTCACAGAACGAGATATCCATATATTTTCCTACGAGCCAAAGTCCAAATACATTCAAGCTCGCGACTCCATAGCCAGGGCAAATCGCACATTTCGAGTTGACCGAATTCAAGAGGCTATCGATCTAGAATCCGGCTAACTGATCGAAAATAATTCCATTCATGGATGGATACTTAGGCAGCAAGCATGAGCCACCTACCGCAACGTTTAGCCAAGGAGTAAAAATGATGAATCACTTTAAAAAGTTAGCCCTCACCGCTGCGTTGGGCATTCCTTTGGCAGCCTTTGCTGGATGCCCCAAAGGCGAACTCTACGCCGGCTGCCCCTGGAATGCGAAAGCCGCCTCTCACGGCGGACGGTTCGCCATTGAAGAGATGGCACCCGAAATTGCAGCGCCGCTTTTGAAGCGATACAACCATACACCCAATGGTTGCGGGAGCCCTGCCAACCGCATTATTGGAGCCTACAGCCGGTATGAAGACGGCCAAGTCTTCTACTTGCACGGCAACACCCTTGTGCAAGCGGAGATGTTGGATCGGGTAATGCTGCGCGATATGCTGGACAAGAAGACTAAGATCGATATCGCAAAGGTGAGCTTGATCGACTGCAAACATGCAGCCGACTACTTTCCAACACCCCAGACATACAAGATGCCTGAATACACACCGAGCGGCGAAAGCACACCGAACAGCGAGAACAAATGACTGAAAAACAACTCGCGACCATCATCGCCCTGCTTTCAGCGAATCAATTTGCCATTGTGCACCTTGCAAATGTCATTGCACAACACCATCAAATCAGCCCCGAAGAGTTCGCCACATCCTTTGAACAAACTGGCGAAGCATTCCCCAACGGTGTCGCCAACAAGGAATTGATCCAGATGGTGATGCGCCAGATCGCCGCCGGGATACGCAACAGTTCCGACGGGCCTGAATACGAAGCACTTCTTTCCCGTCTACTCCATTAAGCAACATCCTCACATATTCCTGGCTATCGTTCACTACCCATGCCGGTACAACCGTAGGCCTTAGCTTCCCCATGATTCACTCCATTTAAGCCGCAGGACAACCCTGCGGCTTTTATTTTGCCACAAATTAAACTGTGGTTGACATTATTAATTAAACTGTGGTTCAATTCTCTCCGTGCCCACCCAAACCGGAGTCGACGATGGTAAACAAAGCAAACGAATTTTCAGCACTCATCGAGCAATCGAATGCTGCGTGGACCGATTACAAATCGGCTCAGTCATTGCATTACTGCTATCTCAAGACGGTTCGCGAATACCTCAAAGAAGGGCCAGCTCCTGAAAGAACATTAGCGCTGGCTGACGCACAAGGCGAGCGTGCAGAACAAGCTTATGCAGCCTGGTGTGCCATTTCCAACAAGATGGCAGATATTGCCAAGTCGTGGAACGACGAATCCATTCCGGCTGCGGCAGAAGCATGAACCTCACCGCCGAACGCCAAACCATCACCGCAGACGAATTGCGCGCTGCATTCAAAGCCTCGCGCCTGAAATTCACCAAGGGTTACGGACTGCTCACAGCACTGCAAAAACCGCTTGTGCGCTGGTCGCTGGAAATGCAGGCGCTGGCGATGCGCGGCAAAAAAACAACAGCAACACGGCAAACCTGCGCCGGAGCAGCAGGCATTGAACAGGGAGAAATGATGAACAATGAATCTCGCATACCGCAAGCCTCAAACGAAGCCCGCATCCTGAAAATCATCGCCGAAAGTTCCAGCGTCAATGAAAGCTGCATTGAGCTGACCCATTCCATCGTGACGGATCTGCATTGCGATTCGCTGGACCGCGCAGGAATCATGGTGGAACTTGAAGTGCAGTTTGACATCGAGATCGATGAGGACGATTTTGCCAAGTGCGTCACCGTGCAACAGGCGATCGATTACGTTGCAGACGTCTGTACACGTAAAAACTCGCCAGCCACTTCTTGCGTATCCCACCACCATGCGTGCGAATGCCGCGAACAGAAGATCGCCACCTTCAACAAGGCGTCGCTCGATGCTGCAATGGAACTGGACTGGCTCAAGAACGAGTTCGATATCCCCGAGGACAAGCTTGACGCGATCACGCTGACCAGCAGCCGGGTCTATACCGCCAGCGCTGCGCTTTACCCCCAGGAAGACCCGATCGAACAAATGCGCCGGCTCATCGTCACCGAAACCGAGGTGACGGCATGAACCACTACCTGATCACTCTCAATAGTGCGACCGGCCTGATCGAATGCGAAGAGTTTTCGGTCAGCCCATTTGCCGCCATCTGCAAGATGCTGCGCTCGATCCACCAGCTGCCGAACGGCATGTTTCGGCTCACCTGCAAAGCCATCGCTTAAGAACGGAGGAATCATGTTCTACGGAACTCTCGTATCTCAACGTAATAAAAATCGCCGCAATCCGAATTGGCTTTTGCGCTTCGCGCGCTGGATAGGCAGAACCCTGCGGCACATCGGCCTGTATCAGTTCTATCGCGGCCGGAATCACTCGCACCGCGAGGCGTGGGACAAGGCCGAGCGAACGCTCTGATGCGTGGCAGCGAATGACGGAATTGGAAGATGCAATTATTGCCATCGTCAGCCATGCGCCGGAATCGGATTTATTGAGGGCGAGAAAATTGGTCGAACAGGTAGGGGCATAACGTGCAAGGTGAGGCGCTGCCCACCGCAAAACAGGAGACAAAGCTGTGACAACTGAAACCGCAAACGAACACGATGTAGGGCAGTCGCGCTCGACCGATGGGTTGGGCATCACTCCCCGCCGTGTGCTCGACCCCTGCTGCGGCAGCCGGATGATGTGGTTTGACCGGAAGCACCCGGATGTTATTTTTGGCGATAAGCGAAGCGAAACCATCGTTGTAACCGACCGCTCGAATGGAAACGCTAGCGGGACTCGGACGCTGCGGATTGAGCCGGACATGCTGATTGACTTCAGGGCGTTGCCATACCCGGACGGGTCGTTCAAGCTTGTGGCGTTCGATCCTCCACACCTACACACGGCAGGGCCGCGTTCGTGGATGGCAGCGAAGTACGGAAAGCTCGGCACCAATTGGCGCGCTGACTTGCGCCAAGGCTTCGCGGAGTGCTTCCGCGTTCTTGACCGGGACGGTGTGCTGATTTTCAAGTGGAACGAAACCCAGGTGAAGGTGCGCGAGGTGCTGGCGCTGACACCGGTGCCGCCGCTGTTCGGACACATTTCCGGGCGCAAAGGGCTGACGCACTGGATGGTTTTCATGACGCCCAACGTTCAAATTGAGGGGATGGCCGTCACCGGACTTGGCCGGCCCCCCGAAAGTTGATAAACCACAGGCCGTGAAAAGCCCGCATACGGCCAGTCCCGCTCGAATGTAGGGTTAGGCGGCATTGATAACTACGGAGAACAATATGGGATTTCCAAACGGAATTTACCGGACGAAAAATGGTTCGATGATGGAAATCAGCGGCAAGCACAGCGGAATAAGCAAGGTTGATTTTGACTGGCTCGAAGAGGGCGCATGTTGCGACTGCGCTCCAGATGTATACGAGCAACACGGGCAGCTGGTGTGGCACTGTGACGAATGCGGGGGCGGCAGCGCGGAACTGTTTCCGGTTGCGCCTAACGACTAAATTAAGGGGCTGCGAAGCAGTCCCGCTTGAATGCCTTGTTAGGCGTGGAACTGGAGATAGAAATGGCACATGGGCGACTTATTGAAATGGGGCAATTGACTACGATTGACCAGGATGGATCGAAGACAGAATACAAGATGGCGCTGGTAATTGAATTCCCCAGCACTGATGAAATAAGGAAGGCGATCAAAGACGGGAAGTGCGATTTCACATGGGGCGAGATTCCGACGACGCCTAACGTGGAGCTAAGGGGCTGCGCGCTTTTGCGCAGTCCCGTGGAGGCCGAAGGCCGGAACGAACTTGAGCGGAGGGTTATGCCCCGCCTTAACTACGGAGAATGAAATGCAAATTGTGAATGTATCGGTGTTGGACGGAAAAGGCCTCATCTCAATTGTCGTAGCGGATGATAAAGACAGGATTCGGATACAGGATTATTTTCGGAAATCGTCAGAATTGATTATCGAGGCCGATGAATTTGAGGCCGCGAGACAACGGCACCTTGCAATAGAGCGAGGGGCCTAACGTGTAGCTAAGGGGCTGCGCGCTTTTGCGCAGTCCCACTTGAGCGTAGGGTTAGCCCAGCACCCTTTATTGGCTGGGCAAAAAGCAAAGGAAAATATCCATGAAAATTGAACTGAAGCAAAACGTAACAATTGTTGAAAGCGGAGAGCAGGGAACGGTAATTGGCCGTGCCGAATACACGACATCAGACCCTTGCTACTTGGTGCGTTACAAGTGCGCCGATGGACGGGCAGTTGAATCATGGTGGACTGAAAGCGCGCTGGCATAACGTGAGAAGTAACCGGCGTGCCGAAGGCACGTCCGAGTTGACTGACGGGTTATGCCCCGGCGACTAGATGACAGCCTACTACAACGAACACGACCCGTATGCCGCGCAATGGCTGCGGAACCTGATAACAGCGGGACATATAGCGCCCGGAGAAGTTGATGAAAGGAGCATTGAGGATGTTTTGCCTTCCGAACTCGCCGGCTACACGCAATGCCATTTCTTCGCCGGCATCGGTGTTTGGTCACTCGCGCTTAGACGCGCAGGTTGGCCCGACGATCGACCTGTTTGGACAGGTTCCTGCCCGTGCCAACCTTTCAGCGCGGCAGGCAAAGGACTTGCTTTTGCTGACGAGCGGCACCTATGGCCAGCGTGGCACCACCTCATTACCCAGCGAAAACCTCCGCAGTTTTTTGGCGAGCAAGTTGCAAGCAGTGACGGCTACGCTTGGCTCGACCTTGTTCAAATTGACGTGGAAGCAGCAGGTTACGCCTTTGGGCCGGTCGTTCTCCCTGCTGCGGGCTTCGGTGCGCCGCACGGACGCCACCGGATTTTCTTCGTGGCCGACGCCGACAAGCAACAATGGAACGGGGGTCGGAACATCGGGGCGGGAAGGCGGATTAAATCTGCAATCAGCAGCTCAGCTTTCCGGGTGGCAGACGCCAACATGCCCGAGCAGGACGGCGGACGGGCACCAAGCGGGGAACAACCGATATGTGACAAGCGTGACGGATGCTCTAGCACCGTGGAGCACGCCGAGGGCGAACAAGCGCGGGTTTCTAGACTCGCACGGCAGCGACGAGCGACCGGCGGACATTGGGCTGATGCCGATTGGCTACCGTGCCAGGGCGGAAAGTGGAGGCCCATTGAACCCGGAACATTCCCGTTGGCTCATGGGATTGCCTGCCGAATGGACAAGCTGCGCGCCTTTGGAAACGCGATCAGCCCTCAAGTCGCCGAAGCGTTCATCCGGGCTTTTAGCGAAAGCAGAAAATGGTAGGAAGGCCCATGAGGGGCATAACGCAGAGTTGAGGGGGCGCGCACTATGAACGACAAACAAAAACCTGATCACCCTCAATAGCGCGACCGGAGCTGGAGCATGAGCCAGCAACGGAGAGGGTCGCCCGAATGAAAGCCATCGAGCGAGGCGAGCCATATATCCCTCAACCACAACCAAGAAGATTCGGAATCTAATCATGAGTCTCTTCATCACCCCCGAAGACCTGAAAGAACTGACCGGCTTCACCGTCAAGGAAAAGCAGATCAAGCAGCTGCGCCGCATGGGCATACCGTTCTTCGTGAACGGCTGTGGCCGCGCTGTGGTGGCCGTGTCGGCAGTGGAAGGCAGGAAACAAGACGAACAGCCGAAACAAGGCTGGAAGCACGCCGTATTGCAGGGCGGACGATAAGGAGGAATCAACGCAAAAGCTGTGGGGCTGGACGCCGCAGGCGGACAGTCCCACACGAGCGACGGGTTGGAGGGCTAGGCGTGAGACTTGATGTGCGCAGCAACGCATAGCTAAGGGGCGCGCGCAGCGCGCAAATGGGTGGTGCGCCATCAGTTTTACAGCAGCTACAAGGGGATATAATATGCGCGCCATGGGACGCCGACCAACCAAGAACCTCAACCTACCGCCACGCATGCGCGCACGTGAGCGGCGTGGAGTGGTTTGGTATTACTACGACGCCGGCGGCAAGCCGCGCAAAGAGATCCCGCTAGGCAAGGACTACACCATCGCAGTTGGCAAATGGGCCGAGCTAGAAGGCGACCAGACCTGCACCAGCAAGATGCTGCTCTTCAAAGACGCCGCTGATCGCTACATGCGCGACGTTCTGCCAACCAAGGCAGAGCGCACCCGGCGTGATAACCTGGTCGAACTCGACTGGCTGCTAAAATTCTTCAATAACCCTCCCGCACCGCTGTCCAACATCGACCCGATCCACATCCGGCAATACATGGATTGGCGCGTCGAACAAACAAAATTGCGGCTGCAAGCAGACAATGAGCAGCGCATCAAAGATAAAAAGCCCACGCTTGAACTGACTGGCCGCGAAGGTAAGGTCCGCGCCAATCGTGAAAAGGCGCTGTTCTCCCATATCTGGAACAAGGCCAGAGAATGGGGGCTGACCGACCGCACTAACCCATGCGCCGGCATTAAAGGCTACAGCGAGACCGGACGCGACATCTACATCGAAGACGAGATATTCGAGGCCGTATGGCAGGCAGGATGCCAGCCTATGCGCGACGCGATGGATCTGGCCTACCTATCTGGACAGCGTCCGGATGACGTGATCTCCGCGAGCGAGACCGACATCAAGAATGGCGCGCTGGAATTCAACCAGGGAAAGACCGGCAAGAGACTACGCATCGAGATTATTGGCGAGCTGGATACCCTCATCAAACGCATCAAGGCGCGCAAGGAAGGCTACAAAGTACACACCCTGGCACTGATCTGCACCGAAACCGGCAGACCACTCACCCCCTCTGCATACCGCGACCGCTTCGACAAAGCCCGCACCGCCGCCGCCAAAGCCAATCCGAAACTAGCGGAGGAAATCTGGAAATTCCAGTTTAAGGATTTGCGCGCCAAAGCAGGAACCGACAAAGCCGAATCATCCGGCGACATTCGCCAGGCACAAAAACAGCTTGGACATACCACCGTCACCATGACCGAACACTACACTAGAGATCGGCGCGGGGATCTGGTAAAGCCGACGAAATAAATATTTTCCTAAACGCTTGACTTGTTCCGAAAACGGAATTATTATACCGTTCACGGTTGGCAATCAAGCAAACCGAACTCTCAAGGAGAACATCATGAGCAACTTCAAACGAATCCTCTTCTTCGCAAAATTCACCTCCCGCCAAGTTGATGAACTTGGTCTGAACATCTTCGAAAACAACTGCTACTCGCGCATTGCTCGCGCCGGTGATGGGCATGTGAACGAGATCATCCGCCGCGTTCAGGATGCTGGCGTGACATGCAAGTTCATCATCATGGATGAGAACGACTTCGCCGGCGGGAACGGCGTGATCGCCAAGGACGTGATCGTTGGAGGTGAAAAATGAAAGCCATCGTCGCCCATTGCATTAAATCAGTTCGCCAGGTCAACACCAAGTACGGCCCGAAGTGCGTCGCCGAGGTCGAAGTGCAAGGCCAGCCGCAGAAAGAATTCTGGATGTCGCTCAAGCAGGGCGACAAGCTCTCAGACTGCTTCGACCAATTGCAGAACAACGGCGGTTTCAGCAGCAAGCGCGGAGAGTGCCACATCGTCATCGACGACAGCGAAGACAAGGAACGCTTCGTCTGGTGCGGGATGCACACCGGCCAGCGTTCCGACCTGCCGTTCCTCGAAGAGAAATTCGGCGTCACCTGCGAAAGCCCGTACATCGGGCGGCAGGAGGCGGCAGACTTTGCCGAGGCCGACCCTCAACTAGTGGACGGGGAATAATCATGGGAACGCGATATGCGGCACGCCAACCTAGCACGATTGGGCACAAAGAGCAGCTTGCTGGAGTAGATGACAGGAATACATTCTGGAAAGAATTGATCCCGGTATTCCAGCAGCAAGGAACCGAGGCTGGGATGGTGGCGTGGCGCAAGAAGGTGAATTCCGCCATTCGTCGCCGGGTGAAATCCGGTCAACTCACTTTACTCTACTCATGCTGACCCAAGCCATGCTCCATCAGACCAAAGCCGCCGATAAACTCGATGGCCTCAAGGTCGGCCTGCTGCTCATGGAGATGGGCACGGGCAAGACGCGCACCTATCTCGACATCGCGCTGCGCAAGATGCGCGCGGGCAAGGCCAGCCGCGCCGTCATCCAGTGCCCGGTCGCGGGCAAGGATCACATCGCCGACGAGGTGCTGAAGCACACTGGCCAAGCCGCTGTGGTGCATGGCGGCGACTACCGGCAGCCGCCTGGCGCGTTCAACATCATCGGCATCGAGAGCCAGTCCAGCAGCATCCGCGCGATGAACAAGCTGGCCGAGTTGTCGCAAGATGCCGTGGTTATCTGCGACGAATCGCAGCTCATCAAGAACCGCGACACCAAGCGCACCAAGCACATCAAGCAGGCCACATACGGATCGCGCTACCGCTACCTGTCCAGCGGCCTCGCCATGCCGAACGGCATGGAAGACCTGTACAGCCAATGTGAGTGGCTATCGCCGCTGGTGCTCGGCTACAACAGCTACAGCGAGTTCGCGCGCTGGCACTTGAAGCACGCGCTGGACGACCTCGGCATGCACGGGCAGGGGCGCATCACCGGGCGCTTTAACACCGATCTGATCGCGGCCAAGCTCGCGCCCTATTCGTTCGAGGCGCGCAAGGCGGACTGCCTCGATCTGCCGCCCAAGACCTACAACTACTACACCGCCGAACTCGGCGACGAAGCGCGCGAAGCCTACGACGATGCCAAGCGCCGCATCCTGCATGGCAAGAAAGCGTTCGAGGTGGACGATGCCACCATCTACCGGCTGTTCACCGCGCTGCAACTCATCAGCTCCGGCGTGGCGCCGGAATGGCTGTACGACAAGGACAAGGGCGAGCGCCCGCCGACGCTGTCCAACGCCAAACTGCCGCTGCTACGCACCGTGCTGGGCAACACCAGCGGCAAGCGCGTGGTGTGGTGCAAATACCGCGCCGAGGCGGATCAGGCCGAACAAACACTGATCGCGGCGGGCATCCGCTACGAGCGCATCGACGGCAAGGTGAAGCCAGCCGAGCGACGTGTGCGCCTGCGTCGCTGGAAGGAAGAATCCGATGTGCTGATCAGCACCATCCAGGTGGGCGGAATGGTACATGACTGGGGCTTCGCCGACTACGCCATCTACCTGAGCAACAGCTTCGACTACATGCTGCGCGCGCAAAGCGAAGACCGCACCCACCGCGCGATGATGACCGGCAAGGCTCACTACATAGACCTGCGCGCCGACTGCGGCATCGAGAAGCGCATCAGCCGTTCGTTGGGGCACAAGGAACACGCGCTCAAGGCGTTTCAGGACAAGATCAGGCAGTTACGGATGCAGCAGAACAAGGATGCTATTGTGCTGGAATTGGAGGCGCTATGAATGTGCATGAAGCCGCGTTGCGGCGGCTTGATTACATCTTCAATGAGTTCGACAACGTGTATGTGTCGCTGAGCGGTGGTAAGGATAGTGGTGTACTGTTGAACCTTGTGCTCGACTACATGCGCACCAACGGCATCAAGCGCAAGGTAGGCGTATTCTTCGTTGATCTCGAAGCCTTCTATAAGTCCACCATCGAATTCATCGAGCGGATGATCCTTGACAACAGCGACCTGATCGATCCGTACTGGGTATGCCTGCCCATGCTATCTATAAACTCGGTATCCATGTACGAGCCGTGGTGGATGTTCTGGGAAGAAGCTAAACGTGACAAGTGGGTGCGCACCATGCCGGCGCATCCATTCATCATCAACAGCGAAAATAATCCGTTCGAGTTCTGGCGAGAACGCATGACGTTCGAGGAGTTCATCGAACACTTCGGCAAATGGTACGCACAGAAGCACGGAGGACGAACGGCCTGCCTGGTAGGAATTCGTACACAGGAGAGTCTGAACCGCTGGCGCGCCCTTAACCGTGAAGACAAGGGAATGTGGAAGGGCTGCGCTTACTCGACCAAAAAAGCGGATGACGTGTTCAACTTTTACCCAATCCATGATTGGCTGGTTGAAGATATCTGGACGTACAACGGGAAATTCCAGAAGCCATACAATCGAGCTTACGACCTGTTTCATCAGGCGGGCGTACTATTGAGTAAGATGCGTATCTGCGAGCCATTCGGGGACGAACAGAAGGCTGGGCTTAACCTGTTCCGGTTCGTCGAACCGGAAACATGGGCGCGGGTTGCTGATCGTGTAAGCGGTGCGAATTTTGGAAATATTTATTGCGGAACGAAAGCGATGGGCATGAAATATTTTCCACTACCAAAAGGCCACACTTGGAAAAGCTATTGTAAATTTCTGCTGAAAACGCTTCCCGATGATACCCGCAAGACTTACTTGCGCCGGTTCGTCAAGTTCATCAAATATTGGCATCGCGAGGGAACGCCGACGATAGATGAGCATATCAATGCGCTACCGCAGGACGCTATCATCAATACCGGGCAATTCAGCGTGCGCGGCAAGGGTGACAAGCATGTGGTGCGGTTCAAACGCATTCTGGATGAGCTGCCCGGACTTGATACTAAAGCCGACTTCCCGACATGGAAGCGGATGTGCCTGACGATCCTAAAGAACGACATCACCTGCAAGAGCTTGCATTTCGGCCTGACCAAGTATGAATTGGACAAGCGCGCAACAACGATTCGCAAATATCAATCCTATTGAGGAAATCATGAATACAAGCCCGGTTTATAACGTGCAAGCAGTGCCCATCGAGAAGATCAGGGCGAACGCCTACAACCCGAACGCCGTCGCGCCGCCGGAAATGAAGTTGCTGGAGATCAGCATCTGGGAAGACGGCTACACCATGCCTATCGTGTGCTACTACCTACCGGACGAGGATGTGTATGAGATCGTGGACGGCTACCACCGCTACACCGTGATGCTGACCAGCGTCCGCATCTACGAACGCGAACGCGGCATGATGCCTATCGTGGTGATAGACAAACCGATCAGCGACCGCATGGCCTCCACCATCCGCCATAACCGCGCGCGCGGCACGCACAGCATCGACTTGATGGTAAACATCGTCGCCGAGCTAGTCGAGGCCGGAATGGGCGATGCGTGGATCATGCGCCATATCGGCATGGACATGGACGAGCTGCTTCGTCTAAAACAGATCAGCGGGCTGGCGGCGCTATTCAAGGACAGACAATTTTCAACATCACATGAATTATGAATAATCTGGAACTTCAAGCCCTGCGCCGCCTCCTGTTTTTTTCGGTACCGGAAGCGGCGCTACTCGTGGCTGCATCGGACGAGCGCATTGATGGAGTCCAGGAACGCACATGGCGGCGCTGGGAAGACGGCACGCTGATCGTGCCGGCGAACATTGCTGAGCGAATGCTGGCGTTGTGCAGCTGGCGCGATCAGGCATTGGATGCGGTGCGCGGCGCGATTTCCGATGCCAGCGCCAACCATGGCGAGCTTGACCTCGTGATGGTCTGGTATGAGTCTCTGGATGGATGGCTGACGCTGAACGGTCGGGAGCCAGTGCTGTGGAGGCCGCAGTGCTCGGTTATGGCCGAGGCCGTAGCAATGGGGGCGTGGCTGGTCAAGTTCGATTCGGTCAGCTATGCCAAGTGGCTGGGCAAGCAAACAGATTCGGAGCAAATGCGGGGAGCCTGGGCGTCTAAACAGACTTAAATTGCGTTCCGCAAAAATCCACACCCCCCACGTAGATAGGGGCTTACAAGGGTGCGATTTTTAAGTTTTGCGGAACGGAAACTAGCCTGAAGCCCGCGCCAATACTAGAAATCTATGCTGGACTTAAAATCCGTCGGCTTGAAAAGGCCGTACCGGTTCAATTCCGGTCTCGGGCACCATATAGAATAAGGCTTGCAGCGATGCAAGCCTTATTATTTTTGGCACCAGTTTGTTCCGCAATCATCGATTTGTTCCGCAATTCAAATTTTTTGGACGAAAAAAAAGAGCCGGCCCGCGCCAATAGCACGAGCCGGACATCTTGTTTGAGACTAACGCTCTGATGAGTTACTTACCTTGCTGCCGATCTCAAGCACCTCGATGCCACACTCAAACTATTTGCGCCGGAGATCGACCTGCGCACTCTCGGTTCAAAGCGCGTGCGCAAATCCGGCATGGGCGGACTCTCAAGAGACAGAAGACGGGATTTAAGCTGCTTTGAGTTTTGATGGATTGGCAACGTCAGGGATAATAAGTTTTTTGCCCATCAAGCAAATCGTTCTCTTCAAAAACCAGCTTGATGAAATTTGTCAGCTTGGCTTTCCCGCCTGGATACCGCAATGGTGTGTTGAATTGCATGCCGTTCTCCATAGCCTATGAAGCGATGTTAGCAATTTAACTCTTATCTGTCCAGCACTATATTTGCATCATTTTTCATTGGCCTTTTCATATGTATAGGCCCGATGTTGATTGGATCGGCGTTGACCCAATCCTGCAGCTCAGTTAGCCGATCGACGCAGCCGCGATATTGCTGGGCGGCATTGACGTAGCCTTTGAAGATGCCGCCCAGCGTCGGGTCGGTCTGATGCGGCAGCGGATAGAGGCGCACCATGTCGGCTGCCGGCGGATGACGGTCGACGTGCTCAACCAGTGTCGCTGTACCGCAGCCAGCGAGCGAAAAGACGATCCCCAGGAACAGCCAAAGCAGAACAATGCGCACCCACGTTGGAATGTCGTTAGACGTGAGGGACGTTATCAGGTCATTTTCCTTTAGCATCGATGCCTCCTATAGCCTGATTAAGCATATCCAGATCGTCCGGCTTGAGCTGGCAGGTGTGGTAGTCCGGTGCAGCAGCCGCCAAGGCAACTTGCTGGATGATGACGCGGTCGTGCGTCTCCATTTGCGCGCGCTTGGTCTCATGCACCTGCGCCGACTTTGCATCTGTGGCGTTCTGCAGGTTGCCCTGCTTCACTTCCTGTTTTTCCACCTTCAATGTGGCAGCTGCATCTGCATTGCCTTTCAGATGCCAACCCACCCCCAAACCTGTCACGAACATGCACGCCAGGAGAAGTAATTTAATCGCGAGCTCTTCCATGGCTATTTGTCCGCGATGCGGCCGGAGGTCTTGAAGCGCAAGATCACGTTGATGACGTTGAACGCCATCGTGACCAGCGTCAACACCTTCGGGCTCAGCAAGCCATCCAGCTGCGGCAATGCTGCTTGTGCCTGTGCCATGACATCCGGGTTCGCCATCAGATAAAGCCATGCACCGCCGAGGCTGGCGCTGATCGCGTTGATCACCACCGTCCAGGACTTGTACGCCTTGGCCGCATCTTCCCGGATACGTTTCAACAGGTCTTGCATCCATGCTTTCATAAATTGCCCTCCAGTTAAGCCAGCACAGTGCTGGCTTTTTCATTCAATGCGACGCGCTCATCCAGGCCGTTGAAGCCCCCGTTGATCGCGTGAGTGATGCCGTGGATGTCGCCGGCATCGGCCATAGCGTTGCAGCCGTGCGAATCCCAGTACCATGCGGCGGAAAGCGCAGCATAGTCACGCGTCGTCAATAGATCCGGGTTTTTCACCAGATCGATGCCGAGCGCGTTGCCGGCTGCTGCATAATTGTTATGAAAGGTGATCTGGATCAGGCCACGACCGCGATACTTCCAACCGTCGCCGCTCGCTTCGTTGCCATTGCCGAAGCGGTTGGCATAAACGCGGCAGGCGATGGCCTCAGGCTTGCGTGCAAACGGCTTCGCATCGTCTTCCGAGAAGTGCTTCGGGAAGATGGAAAGCAGCCCGCTATAGGAATAGTTCAGGTTCTCACTCACGCGGCTCAGCATCGCCGACTCGTGGCCAACCTGCGCCAGGAACGCTGCCTCGCGCTTGGGCGTGTTGATGTCGTAGCGCGCCATGGCCTTATTCAACGAATCAACCCATTGCTGGGCGCGTGCAAATTGAATGCCGAAGATATCGGACAGCTGCTGTGCGGTGATCATGAGTTACTCCTACGGTCAAAAATCATCCAGCCCGCAAAGCCGATCAGCAGCATCGCCGGCGCCTGGTCCCAGCCAAATAAAATACCCACGGAACCGCCCGCTGTGAGCGCGATCGAGATCGAGAAGCCGCCGAACATATAAGAATGGCCGAACCACATCTTGCGGTTGAGGTGCGCCACCAGGTTGATGCAGCGCATCATCACAACGATGGTTGAGGCCAGCACTAGGATCGTCACAAAGATATTCATCATGATTGACCTCCTGCCTTGCGGCCGAATGCCCTGATCGCGATCGGGACAGCAGTGGGAGCCAGCGATCCGATGATCAAAGCCATGGTCACTCGCAAAGAGTCAGAGCTGCCTATTCCCGTGACTGTTGCGGTAACCAATTCCGCCGCAACTGGGGAACCATAGCCGGACAGCAATGCGGAAAAGATTACCGCCGCCGTCGCCTTGGTCTTGTTGTCGATCGTATCCAGCCAGATCGACACCAGGATCGCAGCCGCAAGACCCGCCGCCAACGCATCTACCTGCGCACCCAGCAGCAGAGTGACGGAGCTGAGCGCCGCCCCCTGTGCCGCCCCTGCTGCTACCGTCAAATGCGGCTCTGCCATGTCATCTCCTATGTTTTCAGGCAATAAAAAACCCGCTCAAGGCGGGTTGATGGTTGGTGATGTTGTTATTGGTTATTGCTTCAAAGCCGCACAGTGATTCGGCTGAATGACGTTCAGCACCCGGCAGACACTTCGCGCCCATCGTCCACGGAAGGTCGTGTCATTTACCAGCGAATTGCAAAGCTCAGTGACGGTGATGGTTTTGACGGATGGCGGAATTTGGAACAGAGCCCAAAAGATCGTGCAGCGCACGGCCACATCGGCGAACCAGAACAGTGCCAGCGGACATAGGATCACCTTCCACTTGGTGTCTAGCTGGCGCCATACCGGCTTCAATGCCGAATAGCACAGGAAGCCGATCACGAGCGCGTAGAATTCAGACAGAAGAAATAGAATAATTTTCATATCATCACCACGGGGCAGCCGGAAGAAGCGGTTGGAGTTGTGCCCATGTTGTCGAGGGCGTTGCACTTGTGGCGTTCATGAAACAGTAACCCCATACGGCATCGCGCCATGAGTTCATGGCTACCGCATCTGCCTTCCAAGTGGCGTTGGAACTATTCAGATAACTAAGGCATGAAGCGGCGCTATCGTACCCTTTGGCCGTGGCCTTGGAGTCGATATACGCTTGTACGTCTGTATCCAGCACGGCTTGCACTTGCGCTTGAGTCAAGGATGGATTCTGTATTGCCTGAACCTGAGCCGCTGTCGCTTGAGTCATTCCTTTAGGCCATGAAGGCAGGGTCAGAGCGTCCCCGTTCATGTCATCATGTAAATAGCCATTTATATCAATCCAGAGTGTCATTTTAATTTCCTTTATCTCATTTCAAGCCAACTTGTTAATGCACCCGTAGACAGCGAATAACTCGCACCGGGTGGGACAATAACCGTAGGCAGTGTCCCGCTCCCCGCCGGTATACTTACCCCTGCCACGTTGACTGTAGGGGTAGCTGAAGAAGAGAGAATTGATACCTGAATAGGTTTGCCCGTCGTATTGTAGTAGACGGTAACAGCAGCGCGGCTTGCGGTTAAGTTCTGCCACGTCTGACCAAGGCCAAGAGCCTGACCAAAATTAACCGCATGGCTGGCTGCTGTCGCATTTCCCACGCTGAAAAGCTGAGTCGATAGACCGGCAAGGGCTGCGTACCGGGCGTCGGCAGCAGTTTGACTTAAAGCCTGCGATGGCACCAGCGAATTGATCAGGAATGCGTTTGCAACGGTATCGAACGATGCCGACACGACCGTTCCCGCCGGCAGATCGCCAGTCACCAGCGCAGCGCCCACATCGTTCAAGAGTGAAACCACTCCACCGCCTGCATTCAATGTCGATGCAGCAGAGTTCGCGTTGGCCACGCGGAACCTGACAGTCATACCATTGGTATAAGCCGTGATCGCCGGACTCAGCGCTATCACATAGGCATTCGCCACGCCGGTGTCGAGCGCATAGTTACCAGCCCGTGCCTCGATCAGGTTCTCGATCGCTAGCAACATTTGATTGTAGGTTGTCTTTGATGGCGTTTGCCCGCCGCCAGTCACGACGTTCATCATCTCCATCATGAGCATGTTCATGAAGTCGGCGTCAACAATCGTCGCGGGAATTCCGCTGGCCGGATTGCCATTGGTAAAATAACCTTGAGTTCCCGGCGCTGCAGGAGTGGGCAAGGATGCCGCAGCAGTCGCTTGATCTATCTTAAACATGTAAATTCCTCATTGGTAATTGAAATTCGGGATGGTGTGCGCTGGAACGATCTCAGACATTTCTATTCCGAGGATCAGGTTATTCCAGTAATTCAGGGGCTCACCGACGGCAGATTGCCCGGCGCGAAAAGTTCTTTCTGCATTCGATGGACTATTTATAGACCAGGTAAAAAACCAATCTTGTGTTCCAAGAGGTTGTCCAACATAACTTTGCCCAACACGAAACGGAGCATTGTTATTGATCGTGATGGTGTAACCTATCTGGGCGGCCTGATTGATGAAGTACGCGGCCGACTGCCCGCCGGTATTGGCAAAATTCGAAACGACTGCGCCGCGACGTGCCTGTATGGTCGGCAGTTGTCCAATGGCGGGATCTGGCAAGCCGAGCGTCGATTCCCACTCGTACAGCAGCTCCACTGCGCCAACGGGGTTGGACTCGGCCAACAGATTGTTGGCGCGCTGCACCAATCTCACATTGGATTGCACCAATCCCGAAAGTGCTTGCGTCTGCACTGCATCCGGATCTCGCGGCCAAACCGCTCCGCGAGGCAAAAGGGATTGCAGCGCTTGCAGAAAATCTGCAGCGGAATAAACAGGGGCGGCCATGGATCAGGTGTATGAAATAATGCCCAGCAGCGGCAGCTGGCCGGTGGTGTTGGTGATGTTTCCAGAGGGTGTCGTGATGACAAACCCAGCCGTGCCCGGGATCGCCGCAATGCCCGATTCGATATACGACAGGCCGATGGTACCGGCGCCGGTCAATGGATTGCCTTGCTGAACAAACACGCCAGCAATAGCCATTGCAATCGCAGCCTTTGTCGCTGCTGACGCGCTGGAAATACCACTGATTGTGAAATTGACAACATTTGAAGTTGGGGCCACCGCATATACCAGCGCCGTCACTGGCTGCGGCACGATGATGAAGTTCGCCACCGTCAACTGGTCGCCGGTTGCGATCGTTCCGCGCGGCAAGCCGTTCGCGCCTTTGTCGTTTTGCGATACGCCGTTCGAGCCCTGCGGGAAGCCGTTATATGCCGCCTCGGTCGCGTCCAGCATCACATAGACCACAACCGTACCCGCACCGAAGCCATTCGGCGCGCACCAGGCGCGCGTCACGCCGGGAACTTGCAGCGCCCAACTCACATAATCATTTTGCGCGCCGCCCTGCGGCGGATTCTGGTAGGCGAACAGCATGCGCGCGCGCAGGCTGGTATCGAGCTCAAGATCGGCGCCGTTGGTGAACGCTGTCGCCACCGCGCCACCGGATTGAATGCCCGCGATGGCCTGGCCGAGTGTCAGCACTGTGCTGATCGCGCAATTGCCGAATGCACCAGTGAGTCCAGTCGGATCGGCAACTGCCGTGGCGGCGACCGTCACGGTACCGCCGCCACCCACTGTGCCCTGCGCATTGGTGGTGTATTCGACACCGTCGCCGCGCACCAAGGTCGTCCCCGCCGGCAGGATCGCCCCGACATTGCCGGAGACTGTCACTGTGCCATTGCTGGACGCGACCGCCGGCTTGCGGAATACATTCTTGAGTGCCGCCCATGCTTCCAGGAATTCATCGGTACAAGCGAACGGATTGCACTGCATGGCGATCCAGTCCAGATAGTCATACTCCAGATAAGAGAGCCCCGCCTGCGCGTCGCCCAATATTTTCAGATTGGAGAACCGCAAGAGCGAATCGGAGCCGGGCAGTCCGGCAGCAATATCCTGCGCGACCTGGTTGCGCAGTGCGGTTAATGTCTTCCTTGCGAATGGCATCAGTTAATCCCTTTCCATGCCCAGGCAAAATTCAATGCCTCTGAAGTTCCGTCTTGTCTGCGGGCAATGATCTGCATGCCCAACACCGATGCGCGCGTCCACTCGACCAAGATGTCAAAACTGAGTACCACGCCATCGTCGATCATCCATTGCAGTGCTTCGGCGATGTAATCCCGCGCACGTCCCAGCGTGTCCTGATTCTGCTTGGCGCGTTCGAGCAACCACAAGCGCGAGCCCACCGGATACTGACCGTCATCACCCCACCAGCCGCGCGGATCGCCGGAGCCATCCAGAATCGCATCGTCGGCGTTGGCGACTCTGTCCGAAAACAGGCTGATCAATACCGAGGTTAACAGGTCGCTGCCGGATTGCAGTTGCGTGCCGGAAAATGACCAATCTCCGCGCCCTTGCGGGGTAACCCAAATCGTTTGAATGTCTGACATGAATAGTCCTAGTGCGGCCCTGCCGTATTGCCAGAGCCGGTCGTAACGCCACCGTGCACATGCGTCTTGAGGCTGATGCCATCGGCGGTGACATCGCCGCCGGTGATGGCGATATTGCCCGCTACAGAAGAGGCTCCGGCGAGTCCGGTGGAGGCCAATCCGCCAACCGTTGCCATGCCGGCGACGTTCGCGGTGGACTTCATCGTCACCGCGCCATCGGCCTCGACCGTGCTCTTCATCACCACAGCACCATCGACCTGCAGCGCGCCGGTCAGGTGCGTTGTGGGGGTGTTCAATGTCACCGAGGTGGTGGCATTCACCACTACCGTAGAGGCATCGTTCACCGTTACCGACTGCCCGGCAGCCTCGACCACGATGCCGGTTTGCGACAATTTGACGTACTTGCCGAAGGCGTCGTAAAGCGCCACCTCACCGGGAGCGAGGTTCTTCAAGCGAAAGGTTTGGTTGCCGGTAGCAATCACCACACCGCTTGATCTATCGCCGCGTAAAAAAACCAGAACTGCATCTGAACCCGGCGGCGGCATTGAGGTAAAACCAAATTCTGCCAAACGCGGTGTGTTGTCCCGTACCTCATCGGCACCAAGCTGCACCTGCAGCATTTGCACGACACCGCTATCATTTCCGGTCGCGACTTTGCCGATGCCGATCATCATCATGATGCGGCGATAGAGGCGTTCGATTGCTTCCAGCATTGTTCAGGCGCCAGATTTCACATCAGGGAACGAGGGGAACAGCAGCAACGGCGTTTTCAGGATCTCGTCCAATGCGTCCCAGGTTGCGGGCAATGCTGGATCTCCATGGATGACATGGTAATCGATCATCCAGCGTTCCATGCCCTCACCCCAACCCTGTATCTTGAGCTCAAGGCGGTTATCCTGCGTGTCGACAGCTGCCGTGAGGATAATCACACCGCTATCATTTCCGGTCGCGACTTTGCCGATGCCGATCATCATCATGATGCGGCGATAGAGGCGTTCGATTGCTTCCAGCATTGTTCAGGCGCCAGGTTTCACATCAGGGAACGAGGGGAACAGCAGCAACGGTTCGACGTTGAATGCTTCCGGCGGCATGATGATGAGTTCCGCCGTTGTTCCGGCATCGTCACGCTTGTACGATACTTCGCTGATCAGCCACTCGGCAGTAGCAATGTGCAACGAGGGTAGCTCCAGCTTGACCAGCGTGTTGGGCGTCCACAAAACGCCAGCCGAATCGCGCCAGTTGTCAGTCGTTAAACGTACCTGAGATGAGCGACCAGCACGGCGCGATGCCTCCCATGCGCCCCGCTGCAGCGCTACATCAGCGCCGGCGGTATCACCGTTCTCGGCAATGATGTAGCGGCGGCGGTGACGCTTGATCTGCGGGTCTGGAAACGTCTGCAAGATGTCGCCGCCGATGCCGGTGCCGGCAAGATTGTCCGTATTCATCCGACGTACTACATATTCGCTGTAGCGCTGATCGGCAGAGAAAACGATAGAGGCGCTCTGTACGTTCACTCCCTCTTGAAATCCACACGCCGCCTTTTGTGTGCCGACACCGGACAGCACCAGATTGCCATCAGGCGCGTCGTACACCAGCAATGCACGGTAGCGGCAGACCCGCTCGATGATCTCGAACGCCGTCTCGCCCCACATAATATTGAATTGCGGGATGGCCGCGCCGACCGGCCCAATGGCCGATGCAGAAAGTCCGGTATAGGGCTTGCACAGTTTCTGCGCAATTGCCAAGGCCGAAACACCGCTCATCTGATTGCTCGACCATTCCGCTGCACAATCCACCAGGTCGGCACATTTGCCGCGACCGGACACCTGGATGGAATGTTGCGCAGAGCCGCCGCTGGCAGCGTAGCTGGGCGCGAAGCGATCCACATAGCCGGTCACCACGACATCATTGCCAAGCTTGACCTGGCAGGCATCGCCGGGTGTGATTACCGCGGCACTCAACTCGCCCGGATAGCGTTCGGTCATGGTGAACTCAAAATCGCTTGGGCAGCGCTCGATGCCGCGCGTGACGCGCAAGGAATTCCAGCCGGAGATCGTCAGCCCCCCAACCACCAGGGAGAGATCATCAGTATCAGTCATCGCAATTCAAAATCAGGAAGACAGCGCGCTAAAACACGTCGGCATGAACGCCGGATGAACCGGCGCGGCGCGCCCGATCAATTCGTCGGCGCGAGTCGAGTCTTGGTACAGTCGCTGCGCCAACACGAGCGCTGGCAATGGGGAGGGCGTCTTCACCGTCATCAATGTCGGCAGCCCTGCACTGCGCTGGGTTAAGTCCTCTACGACGGCCGCGCGCACATCGCGCAAGGCCTGATAGCTGCCCGCATCACCGCCATCGGCTGCAATGAGGATCTCCGCATCCAGCAAGCCGCACACCAGCGACCGGACCGCAACGGCATCTTGCTGCGATGTTGGCTGATAGGTCGAGCTGGCCTGCGCGAGTGTCACCACCGCAGCCCGGCGGAACAAATTCGCCGAGGCAGTTTGCATGGCGTTCATGGCCACGCCGATCTGCGACGCATCGGCGATGGGCGACGGTGTGAAATTCGCCAGGCTGGACAGCAGACGCAAGGAATCCGCCGGCGCTGCCGAAGCGCTCAGCAGTGCATCCGTCACCGCTTGTGCTGTGCTGCCATATCCACCTGCCGACGAGGCGGACAGGTTCGTTGCCGCTGAATTCAATCCTGACGATGCCGTAGCAATGTTTTGCAGATTGACCGAAGTTGTGGCAACCGCACCCGACACCGATGACGAGGAGCTGGAAGAATGACTGGGACCGCCCAGCGAAAACCGCCCGTATGCACCCGGCAGCGTCTTGGCTAGGTTCGCGATGCTGGTCGCATCGTTCGCCAGTCTTTGCGCGGTCTTGTACCAGGCTGTTGCGGTTTGAACGGCCTGATTGACCACGGCGGCTCCTGCCTGCAGGGCAGTCACGGCATTCTTTGCAAAATCAACTGCGGCAGCCAGTTTTGAAACTTTCGCCTTATCGGCAACGTTCGCGGTCGTCGAAGTCTTGGTGGTTGGGTAAAGCCGTTGGCCAGCTTCGATGAAACTGAAAGACAGCTCGAACACCCGACCGTGATCCCAGCGCTCGGTAATGGCAACCGGGCTGAGCATGCTGACCTTGAGCCTGCCAAACGTCGGGTGCACCAGTTCTGCATCGCCGGGGGCTTCGCACACCTTGATCAACTTGTCGCGCTGCGCGATGCAATCGTCGCCGATCAAAAAACCGGTGAGGTTGAACTTTCTGGCCGAGCGCCCAAGATCTTCCGACCAAGCCGTATCGCGGAACGGATACTCGTGCACCGCCTTACGGCGACCGAAGTGCGAATCCCCGCCAAACACACCAAACGGAACGCCACGATATTTCGCCGGCTGCAACTGCTCCCAGAAGGAGCCGCCCGCGATGCGGCCAAGGGTGTCGGCGATGCCGGTGGTGGTATTGCCAACCCCCGCCAATGAAGATCCAGGAAGAGTCATCCTGCCACCATCGTCGGCATCGAATAGTTCACGCGCGTGGGCAAATAATCACCCATACCCGTCTTGGCCCTGACTTGTGTTCCGTGCGGCATATTCTTGGCATCGATCTCGATGTGTACTTTTTGCGGTTGTGAACTGGCCGTCGATGCGGCGGCAGATTGCTGTGCGGCAGACGGCAGTGTTGCGCTTGGAGCGGCAGATGCGCCACCGATGGGCACATCCAGCCCCAGCGTATGGATCAGCCCGGCAGGCAGTACCGATTTCATTCCATCAACCAGTCGCTGGATAACGCGAATACCGGCCGCCGACAGATCAAAATCGAACAGCCATTTCACCAGACCATTCATGATGTCCATCAACAACGAAACCGGATTGAATTCCTTGATCACCTTCACGATGCCGCCGATGAAGCCCTTATCGAACGCCGCCTTCACCGCATTCAATTTGTCCGTGAAAAACGCCGCGATGCCGTCCCAGTGGCTATAGATCAACGCCACCGCCGCGACAGCCGCGACAGCCACACCGGCGATGACGCCGGCGATCAAACCGAACGGGATAGCAATGGCTACGGCAATGCCCGCCACGATCGCCAGCGACACGCCCAGCTCGGTGATGTTGGCCGCTGCCTCACGGTGCTTGGAGATCCAGGTGGTGAGCCCTTCGATGATCGGCTGAAACTTCGGGATCAGCCGTTGCTCGATGACATTGCCGACACCGCCGATGGCGACGCCGAGTTTGCTTTGAGACTGCCCAAAATTGGCGGCAGCCTGCAGCTGCTGCTCGGTCGCGCCGCCGAGCTCCTGAATCTGACGCTTGTACTCGGCCACGCCCGCGCTGCCTTTGCGCAGCAGGGGCAGCTGATCTTCCAGCCCGAATTGCCGGGCGATGAGACCTTGTGTCTGCGGGTTGTCTTGTTTCGCGATTGCATCGGCCAGATCGGAAAAAGCACGCTCGGCATCGACAGCGCCATCGGCGGTGTGATGGATGCTGACGCCAAGGCGGTTCATCAGCACCAGCGCCTGCTGGTTGCGGCCATAGAGCGCATCCTGCATGGTATCGCCAAGGGTTTTGAGCCCTTTGGTCATACCTTCGGAGGATGTGCCGGCCAGTTTCGCAATGCCCTGCATGGTCGAGAGCCTCTCGGTGGATATGCCGATGCCGGCAGCTGCATTCGAAGCCTCGATACCGAGCCTGCCCCACTCGGACGCCAGTGCCGCGATTCCAGCGATGCTGGTGGCGCCGCCAATCGCGGCCATGGGGCCCGACAGCACGCCGAGTTTGGTACCCACTTCTGCCCCGCTTCTGCCGACCATCATGAAACTGCCCGCCAAATGGCTAAGGCCGGTCTCTTTGGTAAAGCTGGAAACGGATTTTTTGATCGTGGAGATCGGGCGCACGACGCTGGAGATGGAATTCTTGACGCCACGGATCGTCTTGGTGGCCTGATCGACCGCGCTGATCGTGATCTGGAATTTATTTGCCATTTGAAGTTTCCTTCGCCGCCTTAATCATCCGTTCAGCCTGCTTGTTCCACCAATCCAGCTCCGTCAAGGTGAGCGACCACGCATCGCGCGGCCCCCAGCCATAGAACTTCGTCAGTTCTGCGACGACGTCTGCCCAATTGGCCGGGAGACGTCGTTGAAACGGTCGAAAAAATCGGCGGCTTCCTTCAGATCGCGCTGGCTGAGCTGGTCAATCGCAATCTTCGGCACCTTGGCGATGCGCGAGATGAGCGCGATGGCCTGCTCGACATCGTTGCCCGCTTTAGATGCCTCGGCCAGATCCTTGGCCGTCGGCTCGCGCAGGTCCAGATGATCGTAGGTGACATCTCCCACTTTCAGCGGCTTGCGCAAGGTGATGGTTTTTTCGTCAGCCAGCATCACCGCCGGAAGTGCTTCTCCCGGGAGAAGCTGTTCGGTATTTCCGTTGTTGTCAGCCATGCTCTTATGCCTCCTCGACGCTGAAACCTTCCCACTTCACTTCGAAGGTGGCTTCGGCTGTTTTGACTTCCTGGGATTCGACGGTCCACATGTTGCGACCCACGACGGTCTTGCCGTTGGCCAGCTCGGCGACGACCGTGACATAGGTCATCGCGTTCAGGCTGGCCACGGTCAGCTGGCCGGAGTCGCGCAAGGTGCCGGAAATGGAACCGGCGTGCGGTTTTTCGCTGTAGCCGTGGACTCTGTCCTGCCCGACAAGCGTTTCGCGGGTGACTTTGGACGAGCTGTAGCTCAGATCGCCCGACAGCATGTAACTCTGCCCATCGACGGTGAGGTAAGCGACGCCGGCGAGGCGGTTGGTTGTATCTGCCATGGTTCAGTCTCCTTATTGCAGACGGAATTGCGCGAGCAACGCGAAAATCCGGAGTTGATTGATCAGGGTGCCTGGCCACAACACATCCACGCGGTTCGGGTTGCTGCTGTTTTGCTGCACGATCAGTCCAGCTTTGAAGGCATCGCCGTTTTGCACCATCCCGCGGAATTCGAGTTCGCGGTATGCGGCGATCAGGTCGGCACGGATCACGTTCGGCGTGACGATGGCCGAACCGGCGGCAAAGTGTGTACCGTTTGCGGCCAGCTTCATGCGCGAATACTTGCTGGTGACCATCGTGCGCATGTAGCGCAGCACATAGACCAGCGTGAACAGGGTCTCGACTTCCAGATAGCTGTTGTCCGCCTGACCGAATGCGTTCTTCTGGTAGGTGGTGATCAGGTTCTCGATGCGCACCACGCCCGCATCGTCGACGGTGAAGGTGCTGATGCCGTCGTAGAGCAGCGTATTGCGGTCGGTGAGCGCGAAGCGCGACTGCAGCGGCGGCGCCAGCACGCCTTGCAATACCAGCGTTTGCGCCGGCAGCGCAGGATCGGCACGCACGCTGACTGCATCCGCACCGGCCAGCGCGGCCGCCCATATCCAGCTCGGTGTGGGCGAGTCGTTGAAACCCATCACCGATGCGTGCTGATCGTTGCGTGCCGTGCCAAAGGTGGTCTGGTTGCCGAGTGTGCCGCGATAAGCGGCATAGACGTGGCCGTAGATCTGCAAGTCCCAGCTCCAGCGACCGGTGGTGTCGTTAAGCAGGGTTTGCAGCGCATTCAGGCTGGTGGTATCGGTGTAGGGCATGACGATGAAGTCGAATGTCTGGCTGCCGAGGTTGGCCAGCGCGGTGGTCAGCGTCGGCGCCGTTGCGCCGCTCGTCATCGCGGTGATGGTCACTGCGAGGCCGGTCGGCATCACTTCGCCGCCGAGCGTGCCCTGGTAATTCAGGCGCAGGTCGATGTCGTTACCGGCAGGGCCTTTGTTGATGGCCGTCAGGTTGACCTTGGAAGTGACCACACCATCGACCGCCGCAGTCACCGGCAGATTGGGCGTGGCGTTGATCGTGGCCGCCAGGGCGGTGGCGATCTGCGCGGCGGTCTGCGTGCTGAGGATGGGCTGCGCAACACGGACGCCGCCGATGTACAGATACAGCGTGCCGTTGGCGGTTGCCGGTGCTGTGAAGTTCAGCGCACCGGCGGCAGCCGTGGCAGCGCCATCTTCAGCCAGCGGCAGGTACCACACTTCGCCGAAGGTATCGTTGAGGCGGTAGGCCTGCGTCATCAGGTGCAGCATGGAGCCGGGACCGCCCATTGTGGCGGCGTCTGCAACGCCTTGCGAAATGACGGGCACGTTGGGTGTCGCGGTGCCGGCCGGGATGCTGTTCGGCAATGCGGCAGCATTGATCTGGCCGATGATCAGCGCACGCTGGTTGGCTTGCGCCGAGTTGGCCTGCGAATTGTCCACCTCCGCGTAAAACAACGGCACCCGGATGGTGGATGGGACGTTTTTGAATGGAATCATTGCTGGTCTCCCTCATGGAAGGGTTAAAAAATCTGTGCCATAAAAAAACCCGCTCAAGGCGGGCTTTATCTCGTGGCTCGTAATGACTAATCGGCGTTTCTGCCTGCCGACTTTTTCGGTTGGACAAGCACGACATCGTTGTCGCGAATGCGACGGTGCCAATAGTCCGTTTCCGGCACGTCGCGGCCTTCGTCGGGGATCAGGTCTTTCAAGTCCGGATCGCGAATCTTCAATCCTGGTGCTGGCTTCACAAACATGGTTCATCTCCTTCAGGTTAATGGAAGACTGAGCGCCGCTTCGTCTCGGCCATCCGGTCCGGTGGTACGCGGTGCAGCGACTGGTGTGTAGGGCGGCGAATCTGCCGGCGGCGTGTAGGTGCCGGTTGCATCGAATGTACCCGCCAGATCCAGATGGATACCGGCGCTGGCGAGCGTCACGATGGCGGCCTCTACTGCGGGCCATGTCGTTTGCGTTTGCGGCGCAATGCCCGGGTCGAACATCTCAACCATCTCGAACGTGATCGCCATCTTGATGCCGCCCAGATGACGCTTGCCTTCGGAGGTGATCTCGATCTCTTCATCGACCGAGGTCACCTGCTGCACCATGCCGATCACGTTGTAATCGGTGAAGATGGCATTCTCGACGGCATAAGCAAGCGCCTCGATCGCATCTTGCGCAGCAGCTGCAGTGGCTGCCTCTACCCTCGCCTCGATCTCGATGACGATGGCAGTATTGAATTCCGCCATCCCTTTCGTGAGCGAATCTCTGCGCCCCCTGCCCGAGCGCATCAGCACTGCAGGCAATTTCTCCGGCGGCGTATTCCAATCGCCGGGAGAGTCGATGGTGGCGATCTGTGCAGACGTCTTGACAGCATTGATCGCGCCGAGCACGGCCAGCCGCAGCTGGCGCCGGGCGAGCATGGGTTGCATGGGAGCGGCCATATCAGGGGCTCAGATAGTTCAACATCAGCAGGACAGACCCATGGCTATCCGGGCGCACTTCCTTGACCACATAGGTCGAGGTAGTGCGCAGGATGGTCAGCTGGTCGCCCTGCGTGGGTAAATTCGGGAATTGGGACAGGCGAACGCCCACCACCGGCGTGACGGTGGTTACTCCCATGCCACCGGCAAGATCGACTTCCTTGTAGGCCTCGGCGAAAATGCCCGTGATCGAGAAAGCCGCGCCGACGGCCGGCAGGTACTGCACCGGCTCGCCGAACACGTTTTCCAACGGAGCGAGAACGTTTTTGTCCCAATCGATCACGCGGCGACCTTGATACTTGGGCCGGATTTCGCATCGAAGGACGGACCGTCAGCGCGGGGGATCTCCGGCGCATTGGGATCAACCAGAAAACCGCCTGCAGCCAGTTTCCTGATCTCGTCAGCCGGAAGAGAAACTTCTTTTCCCGGCCCGACGTTTCTTTCCCCAACCATCACGGTACGGCCTTTTGCAACGATGGCTTTAAAAAGCTTTTCGTCGTTAGCCATGATTAAATGACCTGAGCAAACAGACCGGCGTTGACGCGGCTCGGGATAACAATCGGCGACGACTGCATCATGATGAAACGCTGTGCGGGGTCTTGTTCTACCCAGGTCTTTGGCGCATAAGGCATCGGACCGTAATTGAACGCTGGGTCCATGATTGCGCCAAACGCACGGGTACCCATCAGGTCGGCGCCGGACATAACGACACCACCATCTGGAATCATCGGCTGTTCGACGTTATTGTCGTCGACGTACCAGTCGTTATAGACCCACAGATCGAATTGACCCCAATGCCCTTTGTAAACTGCGCCGCGTTGCGTTTGCGCGCCAATCTGGATGGTATTGCCCTGTCCGGAGCCCGGATACCAGATACCTGCCTTTACCACTGGATCTAACAGGAACTGTTTCCATGCGCCAACCGTGAAGATGAGATCTGTCGCCACACCACCGGATTTTTTCAATACCAGTTGGCTCCAATCTTCGATGTTTGCCGAAGGAACGATGTTGGCTTGTCCCCAACGATTACCGCCAGTTAATGCAACGGACAATGCTGCGTCGCGACCGAAATCCACGACCACAGTCGGAAAGCCATCGCCGGAGATCGTGACGGAGCCACCGATCAGCGCTTGTGCTGCCATCCATTCCAGACGACGATCAACCATATCGATCTGGTCTGTCATTTCAAATTCCAAATTGGCTTGCATGCGCTCTTCGGCAGACATATCGCCGCCGATGCGCTCGCCGATCATACGGCGAACGGGCTTGCGCAGATCAGGTGCGCGCTTGTCCTTGATGTAGGCCGGTTTGAATACGTTGGTTTGAATGCGACGTTGCTCGACCAGTTTACCTTCGACCAGCGGAGAAACGAACGGCGACATGCGGCGTTTACCGACATCCACATCGATACTCACATATTCAGTGTCGCTGGTGACGATGTTCGGGAAGAACTTGTCCAGCAAAAACTTCTGCGCACGCTTCAAGTTGGGGACAACCTGAACCAGGACGTTGGTGTCATAGACGAAGGGATTCGCCGTAATGCCGATTGCTGCAATCATCAGATTGCCGGGATCGGCAGGGATAGCGCCGGGATGCATACTGCCGCCGACGGCAAGGCACAGCACCGCAATGGCCGCGAAGGCGACCACCAAGGCGATGCGGGAGAACGATTTGCTGAGTTTCATATTGACGCTCCTTGTAAAAATTGCGAAACCAATAACAAAACCCGCATGAAGCGGGTTTTGATCGTGGAGGGTTAGTTTGGGTTAGTTGGGATCTGCAGCAGACATCGCCGTTTTGACGTAGATGCTGAAGTAGGCAAGCGCAGCCTTGACAGCGGCAATCGTCATACCGGCGCCCAGCGTCAATGCATTGGCATTGAATTCGCCGCCGATGTAGATCGGTGCAATCACGTTGCCAGCAGATGGGTCAGCATAGTCAGCCAGAATGGCAGCCGGATTTTCGGTACCGTCAACCGCGCTGGCAGTGCACAACGCATAAGCGCCGGAACCTTTAGCGGCCGCCAGTACAAATGTATCTCCGGCCGCGCAAGGAGTACCGCCTGCTGTGATCGTAAAATTGATTTGTCCTGATTTGAATGCAGTTCCGAAAGTTGCCACACCAAGCTCTTCGCTGTTCGGCGAATAAACCTGGGCGGTCGTCGCAGTCAAACATACGGCGGTATAATTGCCTGGTACCACCTGCTGACTGACGGACATGGCGCTGGCCGTCGCATTGCCAGTGTTGGCCACGCCGCCGGTCAGAGTTGCACCGGACAGGGTGATCGCCACCGCGTTGGAAGTTACCAAGGTCAGCGAGTTACCACCGGTACCGATCACAGCTGCCGTTGCAGTAACGACTGCGCCATTGATCGAGTAGGTGAACTTGATCAGATTGGTATCGGTAGATCCCGCCAGGAAGGCTTCGAGATTCTGTGCAGTTGCGGCCGCTGTTGCGCCGATCAGCACCTGGTTGCCTACTGGATTGGCAGCAACAAAAGTAACGACAGTACCGCCGATGGTGATGGTGTCGCCTGCGGTCGGAACAGCTGCAAGCGTGATGGTGCCCGCGGCGAACGCAGTACCTGTGCTAGCAGCGACGGTGCCAAAGGCTTGACGTCCCAGCACGCTGCCGCGTTGCAAAGCAGCAGCGCCTGTCAGGGTGATCGAGTCAGTGATGAGTGGATGGCGACCGGCAACCAGCTGGTCTGGAATATAGGCATCTGCGAAGACGCCGGGTGTTTGGGGATTATCCCCAATCAAGTTGACTGGCAACATATTTTAGCTCCTAAAAATGTGAATGAAGGGATTACGAACTGAACTGGAACAGCCTGTTTATTCCTTTTCGCCGCGGGCTTTTGCTGCAGAAGCAATGATACGGTCGGCAACTGCCTTGGCAGCGGCCTGCGGATCGCTCGGGTCGTGACTTGCGGGTGCATCGGCCCCAACTTTAACGACGTTCACTCCTGCCATGCGCTGGCCTAAGCCCGGTCCCTTTGCTCCACCATCCAGCTTCGAAGCGCTCAGTGCACCGATTGCTTGCGAAACAGACATGGAAGTATCGAAGGCAAACACGCCGGCCTGATTGACGCAGCCATTCTTGATGCCGTGGGCGATGATCTTGGCGCAGCGTGCACGTTCGATTTGGCGAGCCGCCTTGGCTTCTTCGCTGCCTTCGTCCGCAGATGCGTCGTCGTCAGCTTTTTCGCCTTTGGCTTTTTTGTCGTCTTCCTTGTCCATCTCTTCCATGCGCTGAGCATAGTCGTCATCGGATTCGCCGTCCTTCTGCTTGCGATCGTCGTCGGTCTCGGCTTTTTTCGCCCAATCGGCGCGCTTGGCTTCGTCCTTTTTCTTTTGCTCGTCGTTGTCGTTCGTTTCGGATTCGGCATGAATGCCAAGCAGATGTACAAATGGCACTACGCCTGCCTTTGCCATCATCTTCTTCACTAAATTACTCATCTAATTTCTCCTGTTGAAGAATTAACCCAGTGTTTCCACAAGGGCACGAAAGGCGGCGTCAGGAGCCATGACCGCATCGGCCAGGCCCATTTCGACGCCAGTTGTACCCAGGTATGTTGACGCCTGGGTTGCCCGAACCTTTTCAGGATCGAGCGATCTGTTGCGGGCGACGGTGCTCACGAAGAGCTCGCCCATGGTGTTCATATCTGCCTGGAAGCGCGCGAGCGCTTCGGATGACAAAGGTAATTCAGCGGCGCCATCAGCCTTGCGATCGCCGAAGGTGATGAACGTCACCTTGAGACCGGCATCAGTCAATGCCTGCGACCAGTCGACGTGCATGGCGATCACGCCGACCGATCCGGTGCCGCCAGTACGCGGGACGGTAATATGATCGGCAGCCGAGGCGATGGCATAGCCAGCGGAAAACGCCATTTCGTCGACGATGGCCCAGATCGGTTTGCTGCCGCGTGCGCGGTAAATCGTATCCACCAAGTCGAAGCATCCGGCGACTTCTCCTCCGGGAGAATCGATATCGAGCACGATCGCTTTGACGTCCGGATTGGATACCGCCATCAACAGATTCTGGCGGATGCCGTCATAGCCGGTCATGCCGCTATAGGGACGCAAGGTCCCGAGTTTTTGTACCAGAGTACCGGATACCTGAATGACAGCAACGCCGGCCACCAGGTCATAGCCCGCACGCGGATTGTTTCCCGGCGCATTGAATCCTTCGTCATCCCAGGCGCTCGCCATCGGTTGAATGGCATGTCCATCCATGCGGACGATGCGGCTGATACCAAGGCGTTCCGATAATGCAGCCATCACCACCTCAGCCTTGCCGGGATGGATGGCCAGAGGCACGTTGAACAGGCGCTGTGCCAGGTGGGCAAATTGCATTATTCGATCTCCTGCGGTTGTATGACTTCTTTGGCTGTCTGCATGCCGGCCCATGTGGGTGGCGTCAATCCACGCTCACGATAGGCTTCCAGCTCGCGTGCGCGTTGATCGAGGTTTTCTTCCCAGTCTTCGCCGCCGTTTTCGGCACATTCCTGTTCCAGTGTGGAAAGGCCTGAATCCATGCCCAGCACAGCGCCCTGGCGTTCCTTGACGATATCGATCCAGCCGCGACCGGGGCCCATCCATTTCGCTGCCGAGTAAGCTGTGCGGCACTCCATGAAATCGGGAGCGCCGTTCGGCAACGGCAGGTTGTCCACCTCGAATTGCTCTTCCATGTGCGCCGCCCAGATCGGCTGGCCAAAGCCGTGGCCGAAATCGATACGGCGGCGGTTGAGCGTCTTCCAGGCTTCCAGCAATGCGCCGCGCGCACTGGAATAGTTCACGTCGCTCCAATTGTTGGATATCTGCTGCGCCGACAGGCCGGTCGCCGCAGAAGCATTCCGCAGCACAGCACCTTCGAAGTCACCGAAGTTCGATGTCGGGCGCGCTGCGTTGACTGTTTCGATCTTCTCGCCGGGATACAGGATCGGCATGCGCGAATCGCCCAGCTTCAGTTTGCGCTCATTGTGAAACTCCGAACGGCCTTGCTGATAAGCATTGAGCTCTGATCCATCGCCGCCCAGCGCCTGCTCGACGAATTGCGCGTCGAACGGGCTTTCGACGTATGCGCTGAATACGGCGTTGATGATGGCCGCATCCAGTTCAGCCGAGTCGTAGCGCACCAGCATCTTGAGACGCTGCAACACCGGCGCCAGGATTCCTGCGCCGCCGCGATGTTGCGCAGCACGGTCATGGTCGAAGTCGTGCACGATGATGGGGCGGCCCCAATCTGTTTCGCGCGGGATGCGATCCCACGTCACGGATTTCGCGGCCGAGAACCAATCGCCCTGATGCGCACGGCGAATATGGTAAGCAACAGCCGCACCAAGCTCGTCCACTTCAACACCGCCGCGCATGGTCATCTGATCGAAACGCAATTGCGGATTGCTCAGACGGTCCGGATCGATCACCTGGATGGTGGTCGCATAACGCGCGCGACCAAGGCCAACGCGTTCCGGCAACCACATCACCTGTCCCAGCGCATCACCGTCGACGATCTTGTGCCGGAATGCCAGGCGCATGATCTGCGCCATTGTCATGCAGCGCTGCGCGTCGCAATACCGTCCGGGATCGTTTGACCAAATACGCCAGTTTGCTTCTGCAGCGCGGCCGAATTCGTCCGCCCACTTTGCATCGAATGCTTTGTTGCCGGTGTAAAGCGCCAGTGCGCGATAGTCCGGCTTGGCGATCGGTCGAAAGTTCGCACCGATGGCATTGTCGAGCGTGCGTGTTACTGCGCCGGAGGCCCATCCGTCATTGCGCACCAGGTCGCGCACCCGCGACACGATGCGGTCGCGGTACATATTGAGTTCGCCGTCCGGGCTCCATAGGTACGGCTGCCAGTCGGCCATGGCACCGCTGTAGATATCCGCAGCATCATAGGGCGTGCGCCCTCCACCGTTCAGCATCGAGGCGCGACTGGGCGCCAGCGGCTTGCCGTTGGCGCCGAGGATGGAAACAGTTTTTTGCATGGGCTATCAGAAACGGAAACGGGCAGGCCTACGGCCACGAGTGACAACACCGAGCTGCATCTGCAGGGTGCGGATCAGCGCGGTAAGGGCCCCGAGATTCGCCTGGGTGTAAGTGACGGACTTCGAACCGTCACCTTGGGTGTAACTGTAGCTTTCCCCTTTCGCGCCGGTGCTGAGATCGATATAGGCCTGTTGTGCGTTGGCCAGATCGGTCTGCAGCTGCGCGGTCGGGCGGCCGGCCAGCAGCGAAGTGGTTGGATCGAACATGGTGGCGGCAATCAGAACAGGTGCTTCAGCGCAGCAAACACGCGGGCTTCAAGGCTGTGCAGTTCTTCCGGTAGACTTTCCCGAATAGCCAAGATGCTGTTTTTCTTTTCAGTCAGCGCAGCGATCTCGCCATCGATGCCCGCTGTTTGATTGCTCTGCAAGCGACGAATGAAATCGGAACGGATATCATCTGAACCAAGCAATGAATCTTTTCTTTCGCTCAGCGCGTCGATTTGTGTGTCAATGGCGGCTGCTTGTGCCTCGACATGTTCGGCGATGGTGGGCTCGCCTTTAGCAATAACCTCAGGGGGGTTCGCAGTGCAACCTGCAGGAGTTTCCCCGGTTCCCTTGTTCTCCGATACTTTGGAAGGCGCGCTTTGAGTATTCTGTTCTTGCGTTTGTTCGTTTTCTTGTTCCATGCGCTGCTCCTTATGCAAGTTTGCTGACAAGAAATTTCTTGCTTTCAGTACCTGGTTGTGAATTTGTTGCTGCCGGGGCCGGCGGTGTCACAATTCCAGGTTTCCATTCCGGTACGGACGTCTGCACAAACAGATCGCCCTGCGGCGGATTCACTTTCAGCCGTTCACGTGCCCAGTCATTTTCGCGAAACTTATGCAGCCCCAGGCGATGCGCAGCCGCAAGGTTGTACACGCTCAAGTCCAGCGCTTCATTGCGATCACCGCGGGCCTTGATCCATTCAAAGCGCTTGTGCCCCTTGATGTATCGCGTCTGTCGCCGTTCGCTGCATATCTGCGTATAGAAATCGTCCGGCAGATCCACAGAGAAGTGCACGCCACCCGGACCGCTGGCGATCTTCCAGCGGCTATGCAGCCAGTCCTTGGCGGTGTCGGTACCGACACTCCATAGCTCGGCGCCGCCCTTCTCGACCTTGCCGCGCCGGTTGATATCAACCTTGCTTGGGGTTGCCGATACGACTGGCCGCCCCGGCTTGCTGGCGCCCTTGATCGCGAACACCATGCGGTATTTGCGCTGCCGGACGAATTCGTAAACTTCCTGCGTGTAGTGACCGCCTGAGTCAATCGCCGTCGCTCGAATCGTCATGTTCAGGCCATTCGCGCGGCGCAACGGCGTTTTCAGGATCTCGTCCAATGCGTCCCAGGTTGCGGGCAATGCTGGATCTCCATGGATGACATGGTAATCGATCATCCAGCGTTCCATGCCCTCACCCCAACCCTGTATCTTGAGCTC